TTTGAAGCGTTATGATGAGGTTTTGGGGATGTATTCGGCTGGTGTGTTGTTGAAGGACATATCGGTGAGGTTGGGTGTGCATGTAAATGTTGTGCAGAGGTATGTGGCGGAGGGTCGTCGTCGTGGTGATGTGCGTGCGTCGTATCGTCGTGTGCCTGGGAGTAGTGTGCCGAATTTGGTGTTGTATTTGTTACAGGAGAATGGTGAGGTTAGTTGGGATGATTTGAGGGTGAGTTTGTGGGCTGTGGATCAGGATCGTCCGAGTACGTGGAGGACTATTGTGAGGGTTGCGATTGGTGATTTGAGGAAGCGAGGTTTTGTGATTGAGAGTGATCGTTCGATTAATGGGTATAGGTTGGTCAAATGAATTTTGATCTGAAGAAGTTTTACAAGTTTTGTTCGCAGCTTCAGATTGAGACTAAGGAGCAGGGTCTGAAGCGTTTGGATGTGTTGTTGGGTACGCAGACGTATGTGATGGATGAAATTGCGCGTGGACTTGAGGAGGGTGCGCATCATTATGTAATTTTGAAGGGTCGTCAGTTGGGCATTACTACTATTAGCCTAGCTTTGGACCTTTACTGGGTTTTTACGCATCCTGGTTTGGGTGCGACGTTGGTGACGGACACGGAGGAGAACCGTGAGATGTTCCGTTCGACGTTGGGTATGTATCACGAGCATTTGCCGCGTGAGTTTAAGATTCCGTTGGAGGGTCATAATCGGAATCAGTTAATTTTGAAGAATCGGTCCCGGTTGTTTTATCAGGTGGCTGGTTTGCGTGCGAAGGGGAGTTTGGGGCGTGGCAAGGCGATTACGTACCTTCATGGCACGGAAACATCCTCATGGGGTGATGAGGAGGGTTTGGCGAGTTTGTTGGCTTCGTTGGCTGAGACCAACCCCGACAGGTTGTATATGTTTGAGAGCACGGCGCGCGGCTTCAACATGTTCCATGATATGTATGTCACGGCCAAGCGTGCGCGGACGCAGCGAGCGATTTTTTGTGGCTGGTGGCGGAACCAGTTTTATTCTGTCGAAGCGGACACGCCCGTGTACAAGACTTATTGGGATGGTCGATTGACGCCTGAGGAGCGTGAGTGGACGCGTGAGATTAAGAAGTTGTATGGCGTTGAGATTAATTCCCGGCAGATGGCGTGGTGGCGTTGGAAGTTGGCCGAGGGGATACGTGATGATGCGCTGATGTATCAGGAGTTCCCGCCGACTGAGGACTATGCCTTTGTGATGTCGGGTAGTTCGTTTTTCAGTAATGCGCGTTGTACGGATGCGGTGAAGGATGCGAAGAAGGAGGTGCCGGCTTATTATCGGTATGTGATGGGTGCCACGTTTGTTGATACTCAGGTGATGAAGTCGAATGAGCGTTTAGCGACGTTGAGTGTTTGGGAGGAGCCGGTTGACACGGCGTATTATGTGATTGGTGCTGATCCGGCGTATGGGTCTTCGGATTGGGCGGATCGTTTTTGTATTTCTGTTTATCGTTGTTATGCGGATGGGATGGAGCAAGTGGCGGAGTTTGCCACGCATGAGTTGAATACTTATCAATTTGCTTGGGTGATTGCGCATTTGGCTGGTGCTTACAAGAACAGCACTTTGAATTTGGAGGTGAATGGTCCTGGTCAGGCGGTGATCAATGAGTTGCGCAACTTGAAGCGTCAGGCTGCGGCGTTGGGTGGTCACCAGGGTAAGGACTTGATGAATGTTTTGGCGCACATGCAGAATTACATGTGGCGGAAGAATGATACGTTGGGTGGGATTAGTAACAGTATTGGTTGGTTGACGACGGGTCCGTCTAAGGAGCGGATGTTGAATTACATGAAGGACTACTTTGAGCGTGGTATGATGCGCGTTCGTAGTCTGGATTTGATTGATGAGATGAAGTCTATTCGGCGTGATGGTGGTTCGATTATGGCGCAGGGGCGTGGGAAGGATGATCGTGTCATTGCTTCTGCGTTGGGTTGTGCTGCTTATGCCGAGCAGATTTGGCCGCGTTTGGTTCAGATGAAGGTGACGCGTGAGGCGTCGCGTGCGTTGGACGAGCGGACGCCGGAGCAGATACAGGGTTCTCGTACGGTGAGTACGTATCTCAAGAGGATAGGATTTGGGGATGCAGCAGGATAATCGTGTACGCAAGGCGTGTCAGCATTTGGTGCATTATAATGTGTGTCGATTGTTGCCGTCGTGTTTGTTGCGCGATGTTGCGCCTCATGTGTCTTGGCGTCGTTGTGGTGTTGCTTCGTATCCTTTGTTAGGAGAGTGACGTTAGGGTTGGTTATGGCGGTTTACAGCAAGCGAGAGTTGAGGGAGCGGCTGCGTCGGTTCATTGAGGACCGGAATCGCGGCATTTCCATTCTCATGTTTTCGGAGTTGGCGGGGGTTGGGCCGGAGTATTTGCGGAATGTGGTGACCAAGGGGGAGGGAGACTTCTCTGAGGTGCACCAGATACGGCTTAGTCGGACGTTGCAGGCGTGGGAGCGTGGGGAGATAGCTGTCATGCAGGGGCGTAATCAGGTTAAGTTTGCCGAATACCGGGCGCAGCCGAGGTTGCGGTTGGCGCGTCACTGGGGGTTAAGGGTGACGCCGGAGGGTTTTAAGGTTGATGTTCGGGTGAAAAACCGGGCTGACTACGGTGAACCAACGCTTTTGGAGCAAATGGAGGGACAAAATGGCGGTAAAAAGGGACTATAAGTGCGAATCGCACGGGTTTTTCGAGGCTTGGGAGCCTGTTTGCCCGCATGGATGCTCTGAGGGCATCATGATTGTACATTTACAGGCGCCGGCGTTGATGTCGGACCGGACAAAGGGCACTGACGGCACTTTGAAGGGGCTGGCCAAGGACTTTGACATGACCAACCTGAAATCTACCCGGGAAGGCGAGCATCAGGAGGGGTATTTGACTCGGAACAACCAGCCGCCGCCGCGTCAGAGTCCGAATGGCGTGATTTGGGGTGGTGGTGCGGGTTACAACATGGCTTCGGTCATGTCTGGTCAGGCGGTCAGGTCGGTGCGTGGAGAAAGTGTTGGCTTTAACCCCAAGGATGCTGGTAGGTTGACCGGGCCGAAGCCGGCTTCCTATATCGCAGACCATGAGAACCTGAAGATCAAGCCATGATTATTCCGTCGGATGCCGTAGCGCGCGAGACTTTCTACCTTGATTTGATCAACAAGTGTTATGTGTCGCGTGACGAGCGGCGTTCTGACTATGCCAGCTTGCGGAGTTATTACTTGTTTGGGTCGGGGCCTGAGGATGCGCCGGCCCACTACAACAAGATTTACCCGCACATTGATCAGTTGACCTCGTTTATGTACTCGGCTGACACGACGCGGTTCAGCATTAGCCTAGGGGCGTCGGTGCATGAGGCGGAGCACGCCAAGGTTCCGGTGCTGACGAGTGCGTTGAATGACGAGTGGAACAATTCAAATGCGGATCAGGTCTTCGGCATTGGACTGACCTGGGCATTTGTTTACAACACTGCTTACATCAAGTTGGTGCGCCGGAAGAATACGATCACCCCTTACATGGTGGACCCGGGCGCGATTGGTGTGTTGCGTGAGGACGTTATGTACACGGATCGCCAGGAGGCGATGGTGCATACGTATTACATCACGCGTTCTGACTTGGCGGCGCGGTTGTATTCGCACCCGAAGCGAGCGGACATTATGCGCCGGGTGACGGAGCAGAAGTACCAGCCGCAGGATATGCCGAATGGTATCAATAGGATCATCGTCAATTCTGTTGATCCGACCATTTACGGCAATGTGAATTTGGATTTGTCGGGCTACAACCGCATGAAGCCCCAGGTGGCGGAAGACACCATTGAAATGCGGGAGTTGTATGTCTGGAATGACGAGACTAACGACTATCAGGTGGTGACGATTGCCGAGCCTGATGTGGTTATTTATGACCGCGCTAACGAGTCCATGTTCATTAAGGGCGAGTTGCCGTTTATCCAGATTTGCCCCAATCCGATGCCGGACTATTACTGGGGTCAGTCTGAGGTTAGCCGTTTGGTTTATTTGCAGGAGATGCGAAATAAGCGGATGGCCGAGATTCTGGATTTGCTCTCGAAGCAAGTCAGTCCGCCCACGGCTTTGACGGGTTTTACCGGCATTTTGGACGAGAAGAATTTTGCGTTGAACCGTGCCGGCGGGTTGTTGGCGTCTGACATGCCCAATGCCAAGGTTGAGCGTTTGGCGCCTAATATGCCTCAGGACTTGTTTAGGGAATTGAATGAAATCGATGCCATGTTTGCCGAGGCGTCAGGCATTTCTTCGGTCTTGTCGGGGCGGGGTGAGTCGGGCGTTCGTTCTCAGAGTCACGCATCGCAACTTGCGCGGCTGGGGTCGTCCCGCGCCAAGAAGCGCGCTTTGATTGTTGAGGACGCCCTGGAGAAGATGGCGACCTTGTACCTCAAGGTCATGCAACAAGACGATACCACTGCATATCGGGACAAGTATGGGATAGATTTTATCCCACAACAGTTTACAAAAGACTTTGTGGTTAAGGTAGATGCGCACAGCAATTCTCCTATTTTTATGGAGGATTTGCGGTCCTTGGCGTTCAACTTG